TACTTATTTGAACATATATGCCGTGGAGATAAAGGTGATGGTATACCAAATATACTATCTCCAGATAATTGTTTCATAGATGAAATAAGGCAAACACCATTAAAACAAAACTTAATTGATACCTGGATTGATGATTGTTCAATAATGCCTGAAGAAATAAAAAGGAATTTTCAAAGAAATAAACGTCTAATTGATCTCAATGAGATTCCAGAAGATATATATAATAATATAGTCAATACATACGATGATCAAAAACCTGCCATGAAAATGAAGGTTCTTAATTATCTTATTAAAAAGAGATGTAATAACTTGATTGAAGTTGTGGAGGAATTTTACAATGGCTAAAAAACTATCTCTAGCTGAAATATTAACTGAAGCTGGAAATCAAAAAACAAAGCAAGATAAAATTAATTATCTTCGCTCAAACGGATCCGTGCAATTGCAAACCATACTTAAAGGTGCGTATGATGATGCAGTTGTTTGGGATTTACCCGAAGGAAAACCACCATATCGTAAGGACGATGCTCCAAGAGGTTTTGAATATCAAAACTTATATAGAGTAGCACGTAAATTTGCATGGTTTGTAAAAGGCGGAAAAGGCAAAAACCTGCCTGCAGTTCGCCGAGAAAAAATGTTTATTGACATTTTAGAATCATTGCATAGTGACGAGGCTGAACTGGTTCTTAATATGAAGGAGAAAAGTCTTATGGGTAAATATAATGGAATAACCTCAGCATTAGTTGCGGAAGCCTTTCCCAATCTCCTTGTGAAGCCAATGGCTAATCCAAGGGCCAGAGTTCCAAAAGTGAAAAAGAATGGAACGACGGAGAGTGCTAACAAAAGCTAAGGAGGTGATCTCATCTAACTTTGTGATATTTTCTTTAATAGTAAATTCATAGGAGGAGAACAGACCAAAAAAGTAAGAAGGGTTAGGTTCCGGAGCTTAACCCTTTTTTTATTAAATAAACCTTTACATTTGCTTGAAAATATGTTATAATATACATTATGAATTTGTTTATACTCGATAGAAATCCTGTTGTCGCAGCGCAAGATCAATGCGATAAACATGTAGTCAAAATGATTGTTGAATCAGCACAAATGCTATCAACAGTCCATCGTATGCTTGATGGTTTCGAAACAAGAAAACCATCGGTATCAGGTAAAACAATGGCAAAATATTTTGAATTACCTGATGATAGAGAAAATTTACTCTATAAAGCATGTCATTTTAATCATCCTTGTACTATATGGACAAGAGAATCAATGCATAATTATAGGTGGCATTGGCAACATTTTGCTGCACTATGTGATGAATATACATATAGATACGGAAAAAAGCATTCAACTGATACAAAGTTAAGAAAAGCTTTGGAACAATTACCTGATAATATTCCAGTCACTAAAATGACTGAATTTAAATTGGCTATGAGTTCAAATCCAGAATGCATGATGGAATGTCCAGTAGAATCTTACAGAGCATTTTATCATACTAAACAACATAGGTTCAAAATGGATTGGACCAAAAGAAAAGTACCGGAGTGGTTTACATATGCCTAGATATGATTTTAAAAATATAAAAACTGGTGAAGTCAAAGAATACACTATGTCGTATAAAGACTTAGATCAATTTAAAAAAGATAATCCAGATTTACAACAACAAATTGGACTTATCAATAATATTGGTGAAACCAAATCAAAACTAACAAAAGCCGGAGATGGCTGGAAAGAAGTTCAACAAAGAATACAAAGTGGAATGCCTCCTAGATTAAGAGGCAACATTAAAACAAAATGAGTGACTTTTTTGCAAAATCAATGACTGCCTTTTTTCGTTTTATTGCAGATACTTTTTTTGCACAACGATATGGTCATAGAGCAGTAGTATTAGAAACTATAGCAGGAGTACCTGGTATGGTTGCTGGTATGTGGTTACACTTTAAAAGTTTAAGAAAAATGAAAATGGGCTATGGACCAGATATTCGTGAAATGTTAGCAGAAGCAGAAAATGAACGAATGCATTTAATGTTCTTTATACAGTTAACAA